GCCCGCATGGCGCTGGCCGCAATGGACAGCGAGCCGGTTGAGATGCCTCTCGACTACCTACAGGGACACAAAGACGGCCTGGAGTTTGCCTCCCAACTGGCAGAAGCCAATCACCCTGACACCGGAGACTGGCTTTACGATGACCCTATCGAGCTGGCAAAAGCCATTCGCAAAGGTCCAGATATTCCGCCAGCGCAGCCGGCAGCGGACAGCGAGCCGGTGATACTTTACCGACAGGTCAATCCGGTGAACGGGATGAAGACGTATTGGGCTGAGTTAGACCCTGAAGAATTTAGGCATTTAAAACAACACACTGATGAAAATGCTGAATTCATGACGCTCTATCGCCACGCGCAGCAGCCGGTAATGCCGGATGAAATGACTATCGGTGACGCCTGCAAATTTGTCCGGGATATGCGGTTGTTTGATGATGTGTCCGTAATAGTAATGCGCACCTGGAACGCCTGCCGCGCCGCCGTGCTCGCAGCCGCCCCGCAACCACAAAACGCACCACAAAATATTCCTGAAATTATTCCTGATTGTTGGTGCCGCACATGCCGACCTGTGACCTTGAACGATATGCGCTTTGTGGTGTGCCCTGATTGCGGGAATAAGAGATGCCCACGGGCAAATGACCATAGAAACGCCTGCACCGGTAGCAATGAGCCTGGGCAGGAAGGAAGTGCGTATCCGGATACCCTGCAGGAGCCAAAACCATGACAAAGTGAATGCGACAGCACCGAGCTTTCGTGCTGACTTGTTTGCTGGCAAGAGCTAAGCGCAGAACGGCGCAGGAGGTGAAAGGTGAGTAAGGTCGAATTGCTTGAGAAGATATCGGCGCTCGCTACTGAATGCCACGCGCTGGCCTGTGAGCTTGATATTGGTGATGAGCGAACCGAAATGTTCGAAATCTACGGCGTGCTGCACAACCTCGGTCGCCGCGGATACGCCAGTCAGGTGGGGAGGCGAATGAATCCACTGCTCTCATCCTGCGATGACGACGAGGATGAGGAAGATGACGACGACTGATACCTAAATCCCGCGCAGAACGCAAAGCCGCGCACCCATCCAGTTGATGCTATATAATCCCCTCCATAGCAGAGGGGATTTTTATGTCACAGTGGAACATTGCAGCCAAATCGAAAGATGAGCAGGACAAGGTCAACGTTGACCTCGCAGCTTCCGGCGTCGCCTATAAAGAGCGCATGAACATGCCAGTTGTCGCCGAAGTGGTAGCCAGAGAGCAGCCTGAGCATTTACGCGAGTATTTTATGGAGCGCGTCCGCTACTACCGGCAGCAGAGCATCCAGCTCCCCCGCGCATCCGATCCGCGCTATCTGGAAATGGCTGAGCAGAACGCCAAGAAATAGCGATTTTCTCGTATATGCTCATTTTGCTTTTATCCCCGTGACGGGCGATAATTACCTGGTCAGTCTGGACAACTGACAACTTTGCCCCGGCGCCAAGTGGGGACACATGGCGCAAACACTGCAATTTGAGAAGAGTTATCAAAACGTACTGATTCCCGCAGAACCGGGAACCAGCGAATACCTGCAACTTATCCCCGTAGGGCAACTGCTTTGCGGTGAGTTCCGCAAGCCCCGGAATTACGCATTCCACAAGAAGTTCTTCAAACTTCTGACTCTCGGGTATCACTACTGGACGCCTTCCGGTGGCCTCATTGAGCCCGCTGAGCGCGCCCTCATATCCGGGTTTATCGACTTCCTTTCATCTGACTTCGATCAGCGCGCTGCGCTCCAGAACGCCGCGGAGATGTATCTCTCCTCTGTCGGTATTTCTCGTTCCCGCGATATGGCGCTTCTGAAACACTTCGAATCCTTCCGCGAGTGGGCAACCATTCAGGCTGGCTTTTACGACGAATACCAGATGCCTGATGGAAGTCGTCGTCGCGTCGCAAAGTCGATCTCCTTCGCCAGCATGGACGACAGCCAGTTTAACGGCGTCTACAAATCAGTGCTGAATGTGCTCTGGAACTACATTCTGCGTCGCAAATTCCACTCGCCGGCTGAGGCTGAAAATGCCGCCAGTCAGCTGCTGAGTTTTGTGGGGTGATGGGTATGCAATGTCTTCTCGCCAAAGTAATGGAGCGCGGCATCTTCCGCGTGCCAGCACGCCGCAAGCGCAAGGTCGAAGTAAAGCCTTCAGACATCCCGACCCTTAAAGACTACACAGCCCGTCTGGTCGATAAGAAGTGGCTCCGCCTGAGAGCAAGGAGGCCACATGCGTAAACCAGCACGCCGTAAATGCGCCCACTGCCGGGAGTGGTTCCATCCTGCCCGGGAAGGGCAGGTGGTATGCAGTTTTGAATGCGCCAGCGCGATCGGCAAAAAACAGGCGGCAAAAGCCCGAGAAGCTGCAAAGAAAAAGGCGCTACAGCGTCAGCGCGAATCGGAGAAAGAGGGCCGTCAACGCCGCCGGGCTAAGCGTATTGAGTTGAAAACAAAATCTCAATGGCGCAGCGAAGCACAAATAGCGTTTAACAAATACGTACGCCTGCGCGACGCCGGGAAGCCCTGCATTAGCTGTGGGCGACTGCCAGAGCAGAAGTTGGGCGGAACTATGGATTGTGGACACTACCGAACCCGGGGCGCCGCTCGTCACCTGTCGTTCAATCTGCATAACACGGCAGCGCAATGCGTCTATTGCAACCGTGACCGGGCTGGTGCGCAAAAGGCATTCGAGCAGGGGCTTATTCAGAGAATCGGTCCGGAGGCCGTCGAGGCGCTGAACAACGACAACACCATCCGTAATTTCGATATCCCATACCTGCAGCGCATCAAGTCCATATTCACCCGCAGAGCCCGCGCGCTGGAGAAGCGCCGCGCCCGCCATCAGGAGGCCGCATGAGCCGTGACGTTATCGAACGCATCCGCGACCGCTGGCAAAAGCTCCGCCTCCTGCGTAGCCGCGGCACCGTACTGGTCGACTACAAAATATTACGCAATTTCGTCCGTATCTATAAGCGCCTGGGAGAAGCAGCATGAAACTGGAATTAACCAACGAACAGCACCAGTGGATAGATCAGTGGCTCCAGCTTTGGGGCGCATGGTGCCAGACAGGGAAGATAGACAAGGCGATGATAAATATGATTGCCAAGTTCATGGCCACGGTTGAACCGCAAGCACCATCAAGGCCTGTATGCAGCGATGATGATGGGTTGCTGATTGATGCCGTAATCCGACATTACCTGAAAAACGTAGATGAGAACGCATGGAAGGTGATTTTTGCCTATTACGTCTGTAACTCAAGCGAGATAAGGATCGCTTCATGGCAGCATGCTGTGAGCAAACCTCGCCTGATGAAGACCCGCGCCGGAAACCAGTATAAGCACCCGAGCATTTCAACCATCCGCCGGGAAGTTAAGCAGGTTATCAACGCGGCACTCTTCTGTCTGTACCAGCCGCTGCAAAATGCGTTTAACGATCGCGAAAGCGTGAGGAAAATTGCAAAAAATAGTCATAACGTGCTTGCATTTCAATGAACAAATGAGCAATATATTTAGTGTAGGTTGCCGTATTTGCGTTTGACCTATCGGAACACCTAGCCTCGCCATCGTGCGGGGCTTTTCCGTTTCTGGAGGGTGAAAAAATGCATAAATAAACGGTAAGACCGCAGCCGCAAGGCAATGGAGCAGTCGTGATGCTCCCCTGAGTCGCTATTGAGCGAGCCTGTGTAGCGACGGGTCAAGGTTCTTATATCAAAAGAAGCTCCGGTAAAGCAGCGCGAATGCCAGACGCGCACCGGTTATAAGCGGCGATGATGCGGCATGGACTCAAGGGCATGAGCGCGGACCACTGCGAGAGTGTGGTTGTGCAATCCGGTCAGGGCTCTTGGGTAGAGACGTGCCGCACGACACGTTAAAGCCCTACACGCGCAGAGCCCTGAACCAGATTGAAGTTACTCAGCAATAAGAAAACTGCGTGTCATCATTTGCTTATATCTTATTGACCAGAAAATTAACATGTTGTTAATCTATTCGTGTGGTGAATCCCCCTATGCGGAGGGGCGACCAGTCACTTACAGTGATCTGTAAATGCAGCGCGGGCCATGCCGACTGGGGCATGCTCACCGGGAGGCACCCGGCACCACGCAGTACTACTAAGACATTTGGTAGTGGGGTTGCTGTTTCGGCTCCTCCAGCTATGTTTAAAAGGTAGTAACGGAAAACGAGCGCTCTCCTGGTAAATCGGTAGCTCGGACTATTAGGTGCGCCTCGAACCGTTGAAGAATCAGTATTTCCTACCTTCTGCCCGCCCCTCTGAGCGGGCTTTTTTTCGCCTGATTAAGGCATTGCTACAAACCATAAGACATTTAAGGGCTGCGCTTTAGCGTGGCCTTTTTTTATTTTCAGGGTCGCGGGAATCACCCTCGACGCTTTGTTGGTAAATCAGCCCGACGGCCCTGAACCTTTTACTGACTACAGATAGCACCCCGAACATTATCGGAGGTGGAGACTATGAAAATGCCTGACAAAATCTTTTCGGCGGCCTCGTACTGCTCGTCAGGCGGCCTGATATGTACCGGTCTGGCAAGGTCCTATGACTGGTTTCATGGCCTTGACTGGAATTTTATTGCCCTGGCCAGTGGCGTGATAATCGGTGTAGCGACTTACCTGACCAATCTCTACTTTAAGCGCCGCTGGACGAAGATGTATCAGCAGTCCCTCGATCGTGGTTATGGTGGCCCGCCACCGCAGGATGAATAGCGATGGCTAACCTGAAAACAAAACTCAGCGCGGCCATGCTGGCGCTTATCGCTGCCGGCGCATCAGCTCCCGTTCTCATGGATCAGTTCCTGAATGAGAAAGAGGGCAATAGCCTCACTTCATACCGCGATGGCGCCGGCATCTGGACGATATGCCGCGGAGCGACCCGGGTAGATGGAAGGCCTGTAACGCAGGGGATGAAGTTAACCCAGGCCAAATGCGATCAGGTAAATGCCCTTGAGCGCAATAAAGCGCTGGCATGGGTTGATCAGAATGTTCGGGTTCATCTGACGCCACCTCAAAAGGTCGGGATTGCCAGTTTCTGCCCCTATAACATCGGGCCCGGTAAATGCTTTCCTTCCACCTTCTACCGCAAGCTGAATGCCGGTGACCGTAAAGGTGCCTGCGCTGAAATTCGCAGGTGGATTTTTGATGGCGGAAAAGATTGCCGCGTGCGTTCCAACAATTGTTACGGCCAGGTTTCGCGCCGTGATCAGGAAAGCGCGCTGGCATGTTGGGGGATAGATGAATGAGCCGATTAGCAGCCATTATCAGCGCTATTGTGATCTGCCTGATAGTCAGTCTCGGATGGTTGGCTAGCCACTACCACGACAACGCCACCGAGTTCAAAAGGCAGCGCGATAAAGTGACTGAGCAGCTCAGCCTGGCGGAAGACACTATCGCGGACATGCAGACCCGCCAGCGTGATGTAGCAGCACTCGATGCCAAATACACGAAGGAATTAGCCGATGAAAAAGCTAAAAATGATGCTCTGCAGCGCAAGCTTGATAATGGTGGTCGGGTGCTCGTCAAAGGCAAGTGTCCAGTGTCAGCCGCAACCCAAACCGCCGGCGCCGCCAGCATGGGCGATGATGCCACCGTCGAACTCTCTTCAGTTGCTGGACGAAACGTTCTCGGTATCAGAGCCGGCATCCAGCGAGATCAGACGGCCCTGAAGACGCTGCAGGAGTACATCACCACGCAGTGCCTGAGGTAACGATGCTGATACTCTTCATTCTCCTGTCGATCTGGCTCTTTCGACTGTCGGAGAAGCCTGGCTGGTTTAAGGTCAGCCATATTATCTCAATGCTGGCGCTCGAAGATGAGCATCCGGCACGCGGTAAGGGGCTGCGTTGAGATAAGAGCCCACATTACAGAAGTCCTTCATTGAGGGGCTTCGATAATGTCACAACGAGGTAAGGACTATGGCAAAACCGGACTGGGGAGCACTGCAACACCAGTTCCTCGCCGAGCATGCCAAAACAGGAATATCCCCGAAAGACTGGTGCGCAGCGCAGGGACTTAATTACTCATCTGCGAAACGCTATATCAAAGTAACGACGTACGGTGCGAATTCGCAAAAAAAAAGTGCGAATAAATCTGCGAATTCGCAGAAGGCAGATCATGCGAAAAGGAGCGTAAAGCCAGAGCCTGAGGCGCAAAAAAAAACTGCGTCAGAGTTCTCAACGCCTCCTCCTTCTGCGCCAGATGATTTCGGGCTTTCCGACCAGCAGATGATATTTGCACAACACGTCGTCGATGGTAAAACCCGCGTAGATGCATATCGCCTTGCCGGTTATGCGGGGACGGGAAATGCCGCCTATGTGACTGCAAGTCAGCTCCTCAGAAACCCTAAGGTTTCACGCTACGTGCATCACCTGCGTAATGAGCGACAGAAGCGATACGCTGCAGAACTCGATGATGTGATCGGCCAGTTGACCGCAATCATTAACGCTGACCCAAACGAGATATCTCAATACCGTCGCGTTAACTGCCGGTACTGCTGGGGAAGCGCTCACAAGTATCAATGGCGAGATATCGCAGAGCAGCTATCAGCTGAGCGCAAGGCTGAATCGGATGGCGCTGCGCCGCCAGATACATCCGGCGGAATTGGCTTTGTCGACAACGCCGATCCAAATCCAGAGTGCCCTCGCTGTAATGGCGAAGGGGTAGGAGAGCCTTTCTTTGCTGACACTCGCGATCTTGAGGGTGATGCTCGCTATCTGCTGCAGGGTGTGAAGTTGGGCAAGTTCGGGATAGAAATCCTGACAGCGGATAAGGATAGCGCCCGTAAAGAGCTTGCTCGCCTTATCCTTTTGCGGTCGACCAGTGAGCGCCAGGCTCAACTTGATATAGAGCGTCTTGAGCTGCAAAACGAGAAACTCAAGCGCGAAATCGATGTGCTGAAAGACGGCGACAAGGATAACGCGATCGTCGTGCATAACTCGCTGCCAATCCCGGGAAGATAAATCATGGCCGACATTTACCTGCCCACGCTACATAACGGGCAGTTAACTGTATGGTCTGACTCCTGGGATCACCAGTTGAATGCGGTTCGCTGTGGTCGACGCTGGGGGAAAACCTTCATGCTGTCGAGCGCTGCGGTGACCTACGCAACGTCGCAGTTCCGGCGCCCGGGCATGGACATCGAGCTGGGCGGTCGGGTCGGTATCTTCACTGCCGAGTATCGCCAGTACCAGGAGATCTACGACAAGCTGGAAGAAATCCTGCTACCGCTGAAAAAGAGCTTCAGCCGGCAGGAAAAGCGCCTGCTGCTGAAGAACGGCGGGAAGATTGATTTCTGGGTCACCAACGACAACAAACTGGCCGGTCGTGGTCGTGAATATGAAATTATCCTGATCGATGAGGCGGCGTTTACCAAGTCGCCTGAAATGTTGAAGGAAATTTGGCCTAAGTCGATTAAGCCGACGCTGCTGACGACTAAGGGCCGGGCCTACGTATTCTCAACGCCTGACGGTGTGGACGAAGAAAACTTCTTCTATGCCATCTGCCATAACAAAGACCTCGGCTTCCATGAGCATCATGCTCCGACGTCATCAAACCCCTTCGTTCCTCCCGAGGAGCTGGAGAAAGAGCGACAGAACAACGACCCTCGCGTTTTCCGGCAGGAGTTCCTGGCCGAGTTCGTCGACTGGTCCGCTGCGTCGCTGTTCGACGTCCGCAAATGGTTTGAGGGTGAAAACCAGGATCAACCTGTCGATTACCCTGCGATGTGTCAGGCCGTCTTCGCTGTCATGGATACCGCCGTTAAGGGCGGAACAGAGCACGACGGCACGGCGGTGGTTTACTACGCCGTCGATACCAGGCCCGGCATTCAGCGCCTGACCATTCTCGACTGGGATGTGGTGCAGATCGATGGCGCGCTGCTGGAAGAGTGGATTCCGTCCGTTTTCGCCCGGCTGAATGAGCTATCCGGCCAGTGCGTCGCTGTAAATGGCAGCCTCGGCGTTTTCATCGAAGACGCCAGCATGGGCAGCATCCTCCTGCAGAAAGGTGAAAGCCTGGGATGGCCGGTCAACAAAATTGAATCCGCCCTGACCAGCAAAGGGAAGGACGAACGCGCCATTATGGCCTCCGGGTATCACTACCGCGGGCTGGCGAAAATTTCCCGATACGCCTACGAGAAGACGGCTGTCTTCAAGGGCGAAACAGCAAACCATCTGCATAAGCAGGTATCACGATTCCACCTTGCCGATAAGAACGCGCACAAGCGCGCCGACGATTTGCTGGATGATTACACCTACGGGCTGATCATCGCGTTCGGTAGCGGCGACGCACTCTAGCGAGAAAACCAATGAACGAAGATGATATCGCAATCGGCAGTTGCTCGCCGGAGCTGATCACGCTCCTGGACAGCGATGATATTCAGCCGGGTATGTCGGCTGGTTACCAGACCTGCAAAACGATTTACCTCTTCCACCCGTTGGGCGGGAAAATGGTAGATCGCCCGATCAAGATGGCGATGAACGAATCGCGCACCGTTCACATTTCGCAGGCGTATGGCATCGAGCAGCGTCTTCGCGATGCATTTGAGCGGGAGTGGAAAGCGCTAGGCGCCGATAAGCACATCGCTAATGCGGCGCGTATCTCTCGCATTTACGGTGTTTCGGCGATCGCAATGCTGGTTGATAACCAGGAGCCGTCCTCGGCGGTGGACTACCGCACGCTGTATAAGCACAACGTGACATTCAACATTCTCGACCCGCTGAACACCGCGGGGAGCATCGTTCTGAACCAGGACCCGAATGCGCAGGACTTTCAGAAGGTCGACGGGATCAGAGTGGCGGGCAAGCCGTATCACAAATCCCGCTGCGTTGTGCAACAGAACGAGGACCCGATTTATCTGGCCTATAACTCTGCGGCCTTTGGCTTTACCGGTCGCAGCGTATACCAGCGTGCGCTGTTCCCGCTGAAATCCTTCATCCAGACCATGCGCACTGACGACATGGTTTCCGTGAAGGGTGGCTTGCTGGTAACGAAGATTCAGGGACCGAGCTCAGTCGTTAACAACATGATGCAGAAGCTCAGCGGCATCAAACGAATGATGCTGAAGCGAGGGAAGACAGGCGAAGTCCTGCAGATCGGCGCAAATGACAGCATAGAATCCATCGACCTGAGCAACCTGGAAAAGCCGCTCGACTCCTCCCGCAATCACATTCTGGAGAACATCGCGGCGGCAGCTGACATGCCGGCTATCATTCTGAACTCGGAAACATTCGCCCAGGGCTTCGGCGAGGGGACGGAAGACGCTCGATCGGTTGCAGTCTACATCGACAACATCCGCGAGTGGCTTGAGCCGCTGTATGACTATTTCATCCGTATTTGCCAGTATCGCGCCTGGAGCATTGAGTTTTTCAATTCTCTGCGTGCTGACTTCCCGGAGCTTAAAAACACGTACAGCCTGTATTTCTCCTCATGGATTAACAACTTCGAATATCGTTGGCCGTCATCCATGAAGGAGCCGGAAAGCGAAAAAGTGAAGGTCGACGAAATCCGCTTTAAGGCGATCGTCAGCATGCTGGAAGTTCTTCTCCCGCAGGTCAACACGGATGATGAGAACCGCGCGCTTCTTATCGAGTGGGCGCAGACCAACGCGAACGCTAACGAAAGCCTGTTCCCGCAGCGACTTGATCTCGATATCGACTCGTTAAAGGCTAACCGGCCTGAACAGCCACGGGATGAAGAGCCCGGCGGCGGGATGATGCTATGAAGACTTTCACGCGCACCGTACGCGAGGCGGTGAAGTTCTTTCTGCGCAATGGCTACACCTCGCGGCAGGAACTGGAGCAATGGCAGGCCATCATCCGGCAGGCAGCAGAAAGCGAAACTGATGACGACTACATGAGCATGGTGTCAGATCGGTTGCGTAAGACCTATGACCTTCAGGTGAGCAAGGCTAGAGCGCTGGAGCGCCACAAGGGGCTTTCACGCTTCACGCTGAACTACATGGAGCCGAAGTTACGCAGCGAGCTGGATCGCCGCATTCTGGCCAGCGCTGACCTGATAAAGCTGAATCGCACTGCGGCGATTAACAAAACCGTGCAGCGTTTCAGCGGTTGGGCAACCAGCATACCGGTGCAGGATTATGTCGGTGGCGGTCTGTCACCATCGTCGAGAAGCGGGGTTAACTACAACTGCGATCATATCCAGAAGAGTGCCCAGCAGGTCGACTATGAAGCGCGCCGCGTGATGATTGACCAGAGCCATAAGCTGATCGCCAATATCGACAACATCATCGCGACGGGCAACAACGCGATTGCTGCCGAGTGGCATAGCCACTGGCGCCAGCCAGGGTACGACTACCGGGAAGATCACAAGGAGAGGGACAAGCTGATCTATCTCATCCGCGGGAACTGGGCGCAGAAAAATGGCTATGTCAAGGCTGGCCCTGCCGGCTATCTCGACGAAATTACGCAGCCTGGCGAAGAGGTTTTCTGTCGGTGCTACGTCACCTATCTGTACAACCTCCGCAGCATTCCCGAGGACATGCTGACCCAGAAGGGCCGCAAGTTCCTGGAGTCCATGAAAGCAGCATAGGAGCATTAAAACGTGGCTATTTTTGGCAGCGGGATAATGTTCCGTCAGGGGAAGTTCGTCTTCCTGATCCAGCGCTCGGATGATGGCACATGGTGCCAGCCGGGCGGGACGATAGAGCCGGGAGAGTTAGCCATAGACGCCGCACGGCGCGAGGTGCTGGAGGAAACAGGCTATCAGTACGATGGCCCGCTGACGCCGCACAGCGTACATGGTGGCTACCTGACCTACCGCGCCGACGTGCCGGAGCAGTTCGAAGCGAAGATAAACGACGAATCGCTGGCCGCCGGATGGTTCCATATTGACGATCTGCCAAAGCCGCTTCATCAGCCATTCGCTGAAATGCTGGCGCAGCAGGCGCTCAATGAAACCGACGTGGCCGCGCTCATCGCTGACGGAACCCTCAGCAGCCCGCAATATTTTTACAACATGTGGATGTTCGCCATCCGGGTGACCGGAACAGGGGTTACCTGGCGATCTGCAGATCAGGAGATGACGTTCCGTAACCCGGACGACTATCTCACCCCTGAATTTCTCCAGCGGGTAGCTGGCGTACCACTTATCTGGCTTCACCCCGAAAAAAGAACACTTGATAGCGACGAGTTCTCAAAGCGCGTTATTGGCACCCTGACAAATGCCTGGGTTGCCGATAAGGGCGAAGTGTGGGCCGTTGCGCGTGTGTACGACGCCGAAGCTGCTGAAATTATGGCAACAAGGCAATTAAGCACCTCGCCAACTGTGAAGTTCTCAGAGGTTGCTCAATCAATCATTGTCGACGGTCAGCCTCTACTGGTGGAGCCATCCCCCGAGCTGCTCGACCACGTTGCAATTTGTGAACAGGGCGTGTGGGACAAGCTCCTTGCCCCTACCGGTGTTAAATCTGATTCCATTCCTGAAGAGGCTGAAAAGATGGACGAGGAAAAAATCGTAGCGCTGATTAATAAGGCGATCGATGCGCGTTTGGCTAAGGCCGACGAAGAGAAGGAAGCGAAAGCCAAGGCTGACGCCGAAGAGGCCGCCAAGAAAGAGAAGGCGGACGCAGAAGACAAAGAAGCGGAAGAGGCGAAAGCTAAAGCCGACGCGGAAGAGAAAGCCGCGAAGGAAAAAGCTGATGCTGAAGCCAAAGAAAAGGCAGATGCCGAAGAGGCTGAGAAAATGGCAAAAGAAAAAGCCGACTCTCAAATCCGCCAGGAAATTGCTGAGCTTCGCTCCCGCATTCCTACCGAACTGAGCGACGAAGAGCGCAACGAAGTTGCAGAAGCGCAGGTGAAAGCCGATAGCGTCTTCTCCAGCTTTGGCAAGCGCGCCCCGATCCCGCTGTCCGGTGAAAAACCGATGGCGTATCGCCGCCGCCTGATGATTCAACTGCAGGAGCATTCGCCGGACTACAAAGCCGTCGATCTCTCTGCTATCGCTGATTCTCAACTGCTGAGCACGGCCGAAAAGCATATCTACGCTGATGCGCAGAAAGCGGCCAGCCTGTCAGTTGGTCCCGGTCAGTTGCGCGAGATTAAGCGCGCCGATGCTACCGGTCGCCAGATCAGCACCTTTGAAGGCGATCCCGCCGTCACCTGGGCGCCGTTCCAGTCTGGCAAGCGTCAGGTCACCAGTTTTAACAACCAGGCTTAACGGGAGCTCTGAAGCATGGCTAATTTATCTCTTAACCCGATGGCGACCACGAATGCCGCTGGTTCCTTCGGTGTGCAGTCTGATGGCTTCATTCAGGGCGTTGCTCTGGATGATCCGGCAAACCGCTTTAACCTGGCGTCCGGCACCGTCGCCGCCACCGAAACCAAACCGCTGTGGGGTGGCCTGCCGGTTGCCGAGTTGCTGCCCGGCGTGAACTCCAGCCCTCGCGGGTCGACTATTCGTCGCGCTGTGTCACTGGCCGAGCTCGAAGGCTTCACCGTCTTCAACCAGGCCCACAACGGGCTTACCACTCCGCAATCACCGGTTCCGCTGTATGCGTCCGGCATGAGCGTTTCATTCTATCGCCTTGGCTCCAACATGCGCGTTCCGCTGAAAGCTTCAGCGCAGGTGGTCGCGCTGGGAACCGCTGGCGCATCGGTGAAAACGCCGCTGGCGTGGGACTTCGTCAATAACCAGGTGACCACCGCAGCCGCGGCGGCTTTTGCCGGTGCTGACATTGCCACGACCGCTGTGACCTACTCGAACGGCGTAGCCACCGCCACCACCGCCTCTGCGCATGGTCTGACTGCTGGTCAGTACGTGAAGATCAGCGGCGTAGCTCCGGCGGCCTATAACGGCACCGTCGTTGTGCTGACCGTGCCGAGTGCGACAACCTTCACTTATGCGCCTGCCAGCGCGCCGGGCGGCTCCGCAACTACGCAGGGCACTATCGGTGCTGTGGCTCAGGCAGACATCACCCTGCCGGTGAAAGTCATCTCCATCGAGAGCGGGAACTCGAAAACTGTCAGCTATGACAGCGCTACGGGCTTCCTTACCTGGAACAACACCGACAGCTGCGCGCTGGTCTTACTTTAATCGGGAGCTTTAAATGGCTGCAATTACCCCCAGCTACACCATCGTCAACCCGTCGTATATTGCGCCGGAGTTGATCATTGGTTACCAGCAGGCGTCCGGTGCGTTCGAAACCATCGCCAGCGGTAACCCGCAGGTCCGCCTTGGCGTAGGCGACCAGTACGTTTATATGCGCCGCCTGGATATCCGCACCCAGGTGACCTCAAGCCAGTCAGGCAACGCCAACCAGCTGCCGAGCGTGGCGCTCGATGCGCGCATGATCTCCACCCCAACCTACCTGTTCCGCTGCCGTGGTATCTACGATCACCACGACACTGCGGCGGCCGGTAACTGGAACGTGGCACTGCCAGAAGCTCAGCGTCTCGGCATGCGTCAGGGCATCTTCCAGCAGTTGCGCTCTGCGCTGCTGTACGGCATGAACCCGGCGGGCGGCGAAGGTCTGCTGAACACTGCAGGCGCAACCACCGAAACCCTGCCGGCGGACAGCAGCGGCAATACCACTGTGCTGACATATGACCACGGACAGATGGCGGTCTATCTGCTGGGTCATGTGCAGGCCGCGCTGACCCGCACCATGCAATTGGGTCGCCAGCAGCGTGTTGTTATCCTCGGCCCGCAGCGCGTGCTGGGCGCGATGGAGATTCAGCAGATCGTTCAGCTGACCTCTTATCAGCGTCCTGGTGGTGGTACTGATACCGTCGGCGGCACCGTGAAAGAGGTTCTCCGTGGCGCGAATGTCCAGGTTGACTGGGTGTACGACGACACGCTGATCGGCGCCGGTTCCGGCGGTACTGACGCGGTGGTTATCACCATCCCGGAAGTGGAAGTGCCTATGGTCAACTCTACCGTGAACACCAACGAATTCGCCAAACTGAGCCCGTCTCTGGCGGCGAACGCCCTGATGTTCACCGACATGGCGGCACCGATGGAAATCCCGACGCCAATCCCCGGGGGCGCTATCGACGTGCTGTCAGAAATGCGCTCTACCGCTGGCTGGGCAGTCCGTCCGGAAGCTATCACCATCCTGTCGATGGCATACAGCTCCTAAAACGCGAAATTGAGAAGTGCTTAAGCCTCTGCATGGTTCGCTGTGCAGGGGCTTTTTTACGAGGGTAAACAATGAAACTGTACATCGCCAACACTACCAAGCAGCGCCACATCTTCACTTTCCGCCAGCTGGAAACCGGGCGCCTCCGCCAGATCCCCATTGAGCACGGTTCGCAGATGCAGGTTCTGGATGGCTCGACCGAAGAAGTCGAAGCGGTTATTCAGCATCATCAGGTTTACGGCCTGGTTGACTCAACCAAAATCGACCAGAGCCAGGCATTTGTCGGCCTGTGCTACAGCATCAACAAACCCGTTTCCGCCAGCGTTATTGAGAAAACCATTCGCGATAACGATGGCCATCTGACCCGCGGAGCTCATAACCGCCGGCAGGCATCTGTCGCCGCACTGGATAACACACTGCGCGAAAGTGGTATCGGCTACGAGGGCGACATGGAATTCAGCGCAGAACAGGCCAAGGGGCGCGATGACCATTCTGACGATCCGACTATCAACGAAAAAATTGTCACGCCGAAAGCCGGGAGCAAAAAGAAATGACCACCAGTCTGTCGGGATTTATCGAATTCGTTCGATCTGATATGGGCATCACCCCCGACCAGGTTCCCGACGACTCGCCGTCTTTTTCTCTCGCCTATGGCGGCGCCGTTGAATGGGTAAACCCGGACATCGCCTGCGTTATGCCGAACATGTACAGCATCGCGGTTTATAACCTTGGGGCGTCGTTTCTCATCAATTACGGGACAGAGGCTGTGTTTGCTGAGTTCCGTAAACAGTATGGGCTGAATGACTTCAAGGCCGGGGTTATTACTGGAGCCGGGGATAACTCTACCAGCGCCCAGCGCCTGGTCCCTGATTTCTTCAAAGACCTGTCGCTGGCAGACCTGCAGATGCTCCAGGACCCGTGGGGCCGTCGCTACCTGATGATCGCTCAGCAGTTCGGGAGCCTGTGGGGTCTGACATGATCACCTTTCATCTGGGCGTTATCGATATCCCCTACGAGGACGAGGACACCACGACGGGGAGCGTAGCGGAAGAGCTGGAAGCAAGGTATCAGATTATGCAGACGTTCTTTGACCGCTACGGGAACGATATCGCTGATCTGATGAGCAAAGACCTGGCCGCAGCGTTTGAAAACATGTTCGCTGGCGCGCCGCCGGCAAAAGACCCGCTCGCTGAGTCAATGTCCAAAGTTCACGATCTCTTTGTCGGCTTCCTCGATAACACCGAGATGAACGGCCTCCCTGGCGTTCCAACGCGCCGCGCGCTTGAGGGTATATCGAAGCGCTTTAAAGGCAAAAAGGGGCCGCCGCGCCCTTCGTTCATTGACACAGGAACCTATCAGGCAGCTATGCGCGCCTGGGTAAGCGGGGTGCTGAATGCCTTCCCTGAGTGAGTTACAGAACGCCAAAACCGAGCTTAACGCTACCCTGACGCAGGGTTTGGATGATCTGAGCCGGTTCCAGGTGGTGACGTTCACGAAGTACATCAGAAAGGTGCTTCCGCTCGATGGCTTCGTGTTCTGGGTGAAAGCCTCGGTTCTGTCTGACGATCCGAACAATGAGCCGGACACGGTGGATGTGAAGGGCTATCTGCACCTGACGACCGAAACCATTCAGGACGACGAGCAGTTGTACGATCGCAACGTGGTGACGTTCACCGCGCAGGCGGACATCGACCCGTTTAACGACATCGGGTCAGAGGTGCTGTACATCGGCGAGTTTTTTGGCGTTCAGTTCTCGTTCTCCCGACGTACCGGGCTGAATGAGCCGGCGAACCTGTACCACTACACCGGAGAGGCGATTTTCCCGCACATGCGGTCGCAGATCATCAACTCCGCAGATGACATAGACCTCTCTGACGTGGTGGTGTCGAGCTCGTTGCCGATATGGCTGACCCTGAATCAGTACATGCCGATGTTCCCGGCGATGCTCTCAACGCAGAACCTTTCGCCGCCGTATGCAACGGTGAAATGCAGTAACACGTCACCGATCGCCGGCGCGTTCTATCTGGACGAGAAGCAAAACCAGTATCAGCTGGTATCGGAAGATGTCACGCTTTCGGTCACCGGCCTGCGTAACGCCAGCATTGAAGACTTCGTGCGGTATGTGCAGGACTACACGACCGGAGATGCCCCGGAGATGGGGATCATGAATATTCCCGTCGTGCAGGATGAGCGAGTCACTCAGAACGAGCTCAACATCATCGCCATGCGTAAGACCATCAAATTCAAAATCAATTATTACCAGCAACGGATGCGTAACTTAGCGCGCCAGCTGATCACGTCTGCAATTCCGTCCATTGACCCGGAGAAATAAGTAAATGGCAATTGTTAATATTAACGTGTCGGTGACAAATCCGCCGAAGCCCTCGCAGTTGTTAAAGTCCGGGGCGATGATTTCTATGGGCGGCACGACGCTGAATGCCGGTGAATATCAGCTGCTGACCAGTGAAACCTACCTGGCCGACATTCTCGCACCGGCGAAGACTATCTCAACGCTCGCCTGGGATACTGGCGTGGTAACCGTCACCCTGGCTGCCGCACACGGATGGACTAACGGATCACTGGTCCCGGTGATCATCTCCGGAGCGACTCCAGCGGGGTACAATGGTGCCTATACCGCTACGGTGACAGGCACCAACACCTTCACCTATCCGCTGACGACCAACCCCGGCACCGCAACGGCAATGGGTACGGTAAAAACGGTAGTTCAGACCGAAATTTCCCAGATGAATACCTCGTTCTGGGCCCAGGGTAAAACGCGGGCTGTTTATGTGCTGGAGCTGGGTGATGTGGACATGGAGGCAGCTGTCGCAGCGCTGACAACCTTCATCGCTGAAGACGTCTCCCTGGGCAATACCTACCAGAAGTTTTTCTCCTATCTGGTACCGCGCGAATGGGATTCGGTTGCTGAATTTAAAACCCTGACGGGTCTCTATACCTCGCCGGGCAGCCTGGTTTACTTCTTTGTCACCTCGACGATCGCCACCTATGAAGCGTGGACTGCGACGAAAAACAAAACTGTCTTTGCCGGCGTCGAGGCTCCGGATATCCCGGCGAGCGAGTTTTCCATGGCCGGCCCGTTCCAGTCATCCCTGGCAAACGACCCGGGGTCGAGCAACATGGTGCCCCCGATGTCGTACCGCTTTATGTACGGCCTGACTGAGTACCCGCTGGAAGGCAACAGCGCACTGCTGAAATCGCTTCAGGACAGCAACATCAACTACATCGGCACCGGCGCCGAAGGTGGACTCAGTAACAAAGTGCTGTTCACCGGCCGCATGCTCGACGGCAACCCGTTCAACTACTGGTATTCGGTGGCATGGACGGCGATCAACCTTGAGCTCGACCTGGCGAATGAAATTATCAACGGCTCCAACACTACCGTTAACCCGCTGTACTACGAGCAGAAGGGCATTGACCGCCTGCAGCGTCGCGCGCTGAAAACCTTGCGTAATGGCATCAGCTACGGGCTGATCCTCGGTCGCGTCATTGACACGCAACTGACGCAGGAAGATTTCAACACCGAGTATGACAAAGGCACTTACGCCGGCAACGCCGTGATCAACGCCGTTCCGTTCAGTAACTACAACAGCCTGAACCCATCCGATTACCAGGAAGGCAAATATAACGGGCTGAGCGCCGTCATGACGCCGCGCCGCGGCTTCGAATCCATCACGTTTAACGTGAACGTAACGAACTTTGTAGGGGCGTAAAAAATGGCGAACCCATTAGTACCGCAGGGCTTCCTTAACCGCGTACGCGGGGCTCTTTCCGTCACGGATACACCGGCGCTGAACGTCTCGGCGTCGTACCTGGCAAAGGACGGCATTAGCCTGCGTCCGGACGGCCCGGCGACCGATATCATCCCTACGATGACCGGCACCGTCGGCAGCCAGGCACCGTATCAGCAGGTAACGCTGACTGTGCATCTCCTGAAAACTCAGGGGCTGGGCGAAAGCTACCGGCAGCGCTTTTTAACCGACACGTCGCTGGGTGAAATCGTGGTGACGCCGGATGCAACGACGTTCGGCAATATCACGCTGCTCAACTGCTACCTGGTCAACTTTAACGAGCTGGCTTTCAGCGGGATGGACCCGGCTTTTGTGGTAACCATCAGCGGCTATATGGTCACCAACGACAACATGTGGGTGTAATGCATGAAAATTGACAAGAAACTGAATCTGGTCACCAGCGTTACCCGCGAAGACGGCTCGATCGTATATCTGCACGTGACGCCGTTCCCCTATGAGGTGGTGGAAGAACACTGCATCCTGCTGGGAAATCTGTTCACCAAATTCATCTCGCAGGTTGGTGGTCTTGGTGCCGCCAGAATCGCCGCGATGATGCTGAGGCAGAGCCTTAAAGCGGAAATCGATAACGGCCGGACGGGCCCGAACATCGTTGATGAAATTCAGCGACTGACGGTCGTTATCCATAACGTCGGCGGCCAGTGGAAAACCACACCACTTGAGGTGGCATTCAAGCAGGGGATTATCGACCCTGATGAGTATCGCGAGGTCGAAGGCGAAGTGGTTTTTTTTATGGTTTCCTCTGCTATTCAGAAGGCAAACCTGATCGCGCCGACCGTGGGAACGGTGATCAAAATGTACGATGGGCAACTAACCTCATCGAGCGGTACGGCGTTCCGCGATTCGTTGCAGACGTCGAATCCGGATACCGATACCCCGACCCAGAATGCCCCGCCGGAAACGTCATTTATACCCTCTTAGACTGGGCGTCTAATGAGGGATTCTGGCAGGTGATAAGGGAGATCACCGGCGAGGAGTATGCAAGCCCGGCGCAGTACCGGCAGCGCTACCTTCTCGCCGCGCTCAAAGAAAGAGGTTTCTTCAATGGTAGCTAAGTCGATCGTCGACATTGACGTAAATGACGACAAGTTTGTCGCGTTTATGGAAAGGTTTCGCGAATACCAGAGCGCGCTGGATGATTTACCGGAAGCCTGGCGGGTAGCTGCCGTTGGTATTGGCGAAAGCAGCAAGCAGACCGAAAAAGCCAAAGGTGAGGCGAAGGGGTTGGGCGCGGAGTTTAATGCCGTGGCCGAGGCCATTCTGACCATCAACAGTGGTATCGATCGGCTCAATACCAACTTGGAAGACTCGAAGAAAAAGCAGGACGAATTCAACAAAAGCACCCGATCTGCGAAGGGCTTCCTCAGCGATGCGACGAAAGACGCTAAATCGCTGGCAGGTCACATCAAGGAAGCGACGGCCAGCCTTCTGTCCTGGGGTGGTATTGTCGGGATATTTACCGGCGTCCTGGGCGTTGGCGGCCTGTTTGGCATCAACCGTCTGGCGGCCACCACCGGCGCCCAGCGGTTTACCTCTCTCGGGCTCGGGACGAGCATCGGTGCGCTGGATTCTACCGCCATAAACTACCAGAAAGCGCTGGGTAACCCGGCGGGGACGCTGGGCTCTATCCGCGATTCGCAAATGGACCTGTCGAAGCGCTGGACGTTTCAGGCGATGGGGATTAACAATCCCGACCAGGACCCGGCAAAACTGCTCCCGAAGATGATCCGCAACGCGCGAGATATTTTCGTGCAGAACGGCAGCACGCTGCAGGGAGCACAGGCGCACGGCCTGACAAACTTCTTTACGCTGGACGACCTGAACCGCTTCAAAAACATGAGCGATGAGGAGATCACCGCCATGGAGAAGCGCGCGCAGCAGGATGCGCGCATGTTGCAAATTACCGACCAGCAGGCGCGGCAGTGGCAGGATTTTAACGTCCAGCTCGACTACAGCAGTCAGAGTATCAGAAACACGTTTGTGCGTGGCCTGGGTCCGCTCACGCCGCAGCTGAGCAAGCTGTCTGATGCGCTGTCAGGCGCGATCGATACGGTCCTGAAATCACCCGAACTCGGCAAGTGGATTGATGCGCTGGCCGGTGGCATTGAACGGTTCGGTAACTACCTGGCTTCGCCGACGTTCAAAAGCGACGTTGAGTCGTTTATGTCGGGCGTTGAGCGGCTGGGGCGCGTCATCATGAAAGTGCTCGGCTGGCTCGATGGCGGATCGTCGGCGATGGACGATATCAAGTCCGGGTCCTCATTCCTGAATAATGACGTCCAGACCGATGCCGGCGGAAACCACTTCGTAAAAGGCGGTCTCAGCGACCCGAACACTCCAGCATTTTCGAAATGGCTGACTCGCCACCTCTACAGCTGGAGCGGAACGGCGCCGAAGGAGTATGACCAGTATTTCCTTGATGCAGCCAAGAAATATAACGTCGACCCGCGCTGGCTTAAAGCCATCACCGCGGGGGAATCTTCTTGGGATCAGAATGCTGTCAGCAAAGCAGGCGCTAAAGGGTTAATGCAGGTGATGCCTGGCAACTTCCAGCCGGGAGAAAATCCATTTGACCCGCGTGACAACATCATGGCTGGAGCCCGAGTTTTCTCCTGGGCGATGCAGAGCGCGAATGGTGATCTCGACGAAGCGCTGCGTTATTACAACGGCGGAAGCCGCCGCGGGAGTGCAGAAAACAGGGCTTATCCCGGCAGAATCAGGGAGAAGTATGCTGAGATGTATGGCGCACCGAAGAACAATGACGCTTCGGGCGTCGATAGTTCAGAGATTGCCAAAAATACCTCGAAAACTAACCAGCTCCTGCAGCAAATCGTCGATAACCACGGTAATAGCGGTAGGGAGATCGTCGTTTACAACAACACGGGTGGGAACGCCATTGTCTCCGGCGCCCTTCTTAGCGGAGTGCGATAGATATGGGATTCACTCGCGAACTGTATAAGCTGGGTTTTGAAGTCTCGCCGGTGATTCTGTGCAACGGGATTGCGCAGAGCATTCCCGGAGGAATGCTACCCATTGTGGCTTTGACGCAGAGCGCGAGCTTTGTTACAGGGCTCTTGGGCGGCGCATTCAACCTTTCTGACCTTGATAAATATTTTTGCCACTGGAAGCCGGTTCAGGGTGGGACGATGGTCGACTACGACATCGCAAAATACCCGTTTGCTAACCAGACCGTTGCCGCTAACGCGCTACTTGCTCAGCCTTTGCGCATTGCGTTGATGATGGATGCGCCAGTAAATGAAAATACTGGAGCGATGACGAAATTCGTCACTCTCAGTGCGCTACAAGCTGTTCTGCAGGCGCATGCAAACCTTGGCGGAACCTATATCGTCGCTACGCCAGCGCTGTTTTATAGCGGCTGTATATTGCGTACGGTTAAGGACATGACCAGTTTTAATGAGGCTGTGCCTCAGCGATCCTGGTTATGGGATTTTGAGCAGCCGCTGGTATCTGAAACAGGCGCCGAGCAGGCGGTTAACAGTTTCCTGAGCAAAATCGATGGAGGAACCCGGCAAACGGATGCGTCATGGACAAACACTGTCGCAGCCCTCGGGAATACCTCTCTCGGCGGCACCGTGTCAGGCGCCGCGAATGACATAGTAGGCCTCATCGGTAAGCTGAGCGGGGAGTTTGGCCTATGACGACGGATACCTACACGTTTACCGGCAATGAAAGAGAGAGCGTAGCTTTTACTCCGACGCTGGATGGAACGGTTTATAACTGCCAGGTGAAGTGGAATATAGCGGCGCAACGCTGGTACATCCTGATCACCGACAATTCCGGCAATACCATGCTGAACACCCCCGCGGTTGGCTCTACCAATGGAACCGGTATAAATCTGATAGCTGGCGTTTTCTCCGGAACAACCATGATCTGGCGGGAGCAAAACGGCGTAATTGAGGTGACCAGCTGATGAGGTATTACGATTTCCAGATTTTTGACCAGAAAGGGAAGTTATACCGCCAATACAAAAGCCTTGATGCCTATGGCAATTATAACCCTGGATGCCTGATGGTGGAGTTCGACATTCAGCGATATGGAATGTCCACGCCTATAGGGTCAAGTCTCGTAAGGGTATATGGCGTCAGCATTAAAGAAATGCAGCAGGCAGAGCAAAACATGTTCGGCATGACCATTAAGGGATTTGTCGGTATGTCGAAAGGTTTGCCGCTGGCCAAATCCTCTCAGAGCGGGATGATTCTGGAAGGCATTATTCAGCAACCATTCGGTAACTGGCAGGGGCTCGATCTGTCTCTGGATATGATTATTACGGCTGGGGCTGGCTCAGTGGATAATCCGGCGAACATTACAATGCCGTGGAGCAAGGGCCAAAAACTATCTGTTGCGCTATTTTTTGCGCTTCAACGTGCCTTCCCGGGATACAAAATAAATATCAACATCAGCGACTTGTTGGTTCTGAACTACGATTCCCCGATTTACTGCTCGACCATGCAGCAGCTTGCGTCGAACCTTAAAAACCTTAGCCGTAGCATTATCCGTGATGAGAATTATCTCGGCGTGGAAATGGCCATGTTCCCGGGGAAAGAAATCAGGGTATGGGACAGCGCCGCTACTGAGAAAAAGAAAACCCCCATTCAGCTTGAATTTACCGATCTCGTCGGCCAGCCGGTATGGATTGAATATAACCGGGTGATGATCACCTGCGTAATGAGGGCTGATATTCAGGTGGGGGACTATGTGAGGATGCCTGTAGGCGCAATGGCGGTAACGCAGGCCTCATCATATTCTCAGTATCGCAGTAAAAGCGCCTTTTCCGGCGTGTTCGCTGTGCAGACCTGCAGATGTGTAGGAAACAGCAGGCAGCCAGACGCTGCAAGCTGGGTAACCATCTATGAGGCGTATGTGACGCAGGAGGCCTGATCGTGACTATAAGTCAGCGGCTTAACTTCGCCAAGAGCATGAACAATTTCGCTGAGGTAAAAATTGCCGAAGCGATGGAGCTGGTCGGAAAGATATTGCCTGCAACTGTCGTCAGCCAGTCAGGGAAAATGGTCACAGTCTCGTTCAGTCTGACGAATATCCCATTCACGTTGCCCCAGGTAACCATTCCACTCTTTGGCCCGGAGTATGTGCGCTATCCAATGCAGCCAGGAGATCGGGGAATAGTGATCCCTGCTGATACCTATATCGGCGGAATGAGCGGCCTGGGTGGCGGCGTTGCCGATCTGACTCAGCCGACGAACCTCAGCGCACTGGTTTATCTGCCGATCAGCAATACCGAGTGGCAGGATGTCGACGGACAGGTGGTGACGGTATACGGGCCGGAGGGTGTAACGCTGCGCGACAGCGGCAGCAATACTACTTTTCTCCTGAAGCCTGGCAGCATTGCTATTTCCACACCTGACAGCTTCACCGTCACCGTTGGCGGGACAGTTTTCTCACTGACGGGTAGCAAATGGAGCCTTTCAGGCCAGGCTGGTCATCTGCAGGATTCAGTGGCCAGTACCAGCCCTGCAATCATGCACGCCGGGTGGCAGTCGCTTCTGACCTGGCTTAACAGCCATGAACATTCAAACGGCAACGATGGAAATGATACCGGGGGGCCGACTTCAACGTTTAACGGGAGTATCACCGAGTGAGAACCTATGGCCGAAACTCTGAGGGGAAGTGGGTCCTGGTGGAAACCGACGAAAATGGGTTTAATGACTCGGTGTATTTAACCACCCTAATCCAGAATCTGAAACTGGCGCCGCAGGAGTCACCCTTTTATGCAAACAACGGAATACCGGCCGCTGGGTCGGTGATCCAGCAAATCCTGCCGACGTATTACGTAAACCGTATTCAAAAACAGTTCAGCCAGTATTTTTCCTCGCTGCAGATTGCACTGATCAGCGACGACCCGCCTGTTTATAACATCTCGGCAATCACAAATGCAGGTTCAAAAATAATTACACAGGTGGCCGTATGAGCGATTTACCAGTCAGCTATACGTCAGCGGGCCCAGTACCTCTGACGGCGGAAGAGCTACGAGCACAGCTCGTTTCCCAAGCTATTGCGCTATCTCCGGGACTCACAACTGATTTGCCTGGCTCTCTGATTGAAGACGTGGCCAGCACTGATGTCGGCGCACTTATCGTCTGCGATCAGGCGAGGGTTGATCTGATTAACTCAGTGGGTCCGTTAAAGGCTAACCTCGCCATGCTGGAGCTTCTCGCGCAGCAGGCTGGTATCCCTGGGCAGAAAAAGGCTGGCACGACAACGGTACCGGTTCAGTTTTCCGGCCCTGCGGGATTTGTTATCCCTCAGGGGTTTATTGTTTCTGATGGCACACATACGTATTCCGTTAGTGATGCGACGATAATCTCGTCGTCCGGTGTATCTGCCAGCGTGTCATGCGAAGGAACGGAGGCCGGGACATGGGCGGTGCCGGTAAATACGGTTAACCAGATAATCACTAGCCTACCGTCTGATGTCACCATTTCCTGCACCAACCCGATCGCCGGCACTCCTGGTGCTGACCCGGAAACGAACTATCAGTTTCGTGATCGCGTATGGCAGGCGCAGATGTCCACCGTTCAGGGATATCCTGGATTTATCCGGCAATATCTCACCAGCCTTGATAACGTGCAGGCGCGCCTAGTTTCTGTCATTCAGGACGGGGATAAGTGGATAGTCATGTGCGCCGGCGGTGATATTTACGATATTGCTGGCGCGCTCTATAAGTCTGCGGGGGATATCAGCCGGCTGAAAGGGTGTTCACTGAACGTAACGGGGATCACGAATGCAAACCCTGGTGTCGTCAGCACAGACCTGACTCATGGTTACACTGACGGCCAGGTTATCCGCATCACTGGCGTTACCGGGATGACAGGCATTAATGACGCTCCTCTGACCGTGACGGTACTGTCTCCTCACACGTTTTCCATCGGGATTGACACCACGTCATCCGGGACCTGGGGAGGCGGCGGCGAGGTGACACCGAACGTCAGAAACAATACCGTGACGGTGAATGACTGGCCTGATAACTACGTGATCCCGTTCGTGACGCCATTGCTGCAGCGGGTCACTGTGACGTATCAGTGGGGGACAGAAAGTGTTAACTACCTGACAGATGCCACGGTCGCCTCTCTGGTCTCGGCTCCTACGATTCAGTATGTGAACGGCATATTCGCCGGGAAACCGCTGAACGTTAACAACCTGAAAGACGCATTCTTACAGGCGATTAACTCGACAATCGACATGGGGCTGATCAGCACTTTAAACGTCGTGGTCACCATCAATGGTGTGATTACGCCACCGGATGCCGGGACGAATATTATCAGCGGCGATAAGTTCAGTTATTTTTATATCGCGTCGGATGGCGTGATCGTAACAGGGGCGTAGCATGCTGGACGATATCATCCGGTCGTATATGTATACGCAATACAACGACGATGACAATCTGCGGGCATTTTTTACTGCGTATAACTCGATGGCGCAGGGCATTTATGACTGGATGGTTAATGCCAACCTGCCGATTTTCATCGGTGACTACAACACCGGAGACCAGCTCCGGTGGATTGCCCATGGCATCTATGGCGTTTTACCGCCGGTTATTTCCAGCAGCGATCAGCAGGAGATAGGCCCATATAACACCTTCGAATTTAACCAACTGGCATTCAATGAGTACCGGGTGATTGACCAGTCGAACCAGGTTGTTGTCTCTGATGACCTTTTTAAGCGGATCATGACCTGGAATTTTTACAAGGGGGATGGCTTCTATTTCTCCATCCCATGGATAAAGCGGCGTGTTCTGCGGTTCCTGTTGGGAGTAAATGGCACAGACATCCTCAACGACCAGCGATGGAGTATCTCGATCCAGTTTGTGGATGGCGGTATCGTGATATCCATCTATAAGGGGCGGCGTAGGTTCACGCGCAGCGCCATCTACAACGCATCGGCCTATAACTCCAGGAAGTACAACCAGAAGGACACGGCCTTTGTGATCACCGAGGATTTCGAGTTCGCCATTTTCTTCAAGCAGGCCATGGATAGCGGGCTGCTGCACATGCCGTTTTATCAGTCAATTAGCGTTGAAATAATTGATTGATTTTTTATCCCACTACTAATAAATTTATTTGAATTTATTTGATGGGACATGGCTATGAAATTATTTCCTGTAGTGCTATTTTTATGTTTTCTTTCATCTGGTTGCATGACTTCATCCGAGTATCATAAATACTTAATTGATAGGATTGATGAAGGAGAAAACCAAAAGGTCGCCAAAATATTAAAAGAAAATGAAGAACACCAAGGTGGTGAATTCTTATGTAAAACATTTGGCTCAGAATTTAAAGGCCTGAAACCAAATTCGGCAGTTAAAGTAATTGATGAAGTTGTTAGATTTAAAGTGTATGAACAAAACGACCTCATTTTTACAAGCCCTGAACTTTCCATAAATTCAAGAACCAAAGATAGGACGGCATCATTAGATGATGAAAATATTACTGCTAGTGTTTTCGCCGGTTACAGGGAGGATGGCGTAGGGTACCGGTATGGACTTAAGTTTGAAAGCAAAATAAAAGACGGTTCATTATATAAAGTTGTTTACGGAACGGCACATCAAATATTAACCCCAGTTTATGCAGGTAACATCACTATAAGTGAATGTAGAAAAATATAGAGCCTTTAATTTCACACTAACCCGCTTCGGCGGGTTTTTTTATGCCTATATCCCGGAGGAGACATGGCACTAACCCTTTTGGCTACAAACAACGCAGAAAGCACGCTGGCTTCTGCTATCAGCGCAACCGACACGTCGCTGATCGTTAGCGCTGGAACTGGTGCCGAGTTCCCTGATGCTGTGGCAGGCGAGAGCTACTTTAAGCTCACTCTCACCGATGCCGCCACCGGCTCACAGGTTGAGATCGTGAACGTGACTGCTAAGGCTGGAGACATCTTCACGATTGAACGTGCGCAGGAAGGAACACTGGCGCGCGCGTGGCTGGCCAATGATATGGTTGCCAACATGATGACGGCGGATACGCTGAACATTATCGCTCAATACACCGAGCAGGCAGCCGATTCAGCCGCTCAGGCCGCGCAATCTGCAGCGGCTGCAACAGAGTTTGCAGATAATAAATTCACGTTTCCTACTACCGCTGCCGGCCTGGCAGCAACGACTAACGGGCAGTATTTCAGAGTACCTCAAGGAGTGGATAATGATACGTCGTTTATCTATTACCAAAACAATTCTGGTGTCGCTGTAGAGTCTGCTGCTTTGCCTGGCGCGGAGTCGATTGCCGAGTTAAACAGAAAAATAACCTATGATGACCTCCAGTTAATAGGCACGTTAGGTGGCGACGACTCCAACGCTTGCATTTTGGTTGATCAGTATGGTGAGGTATTTCTTGTAGGGATTGGGGGGCAATCACTTCAGTATAAGCTGAAGCTTATCGACAAAAGAATAAATGTAAACTCATCTGGAAACATCCAGGAGTTTCAAGACTTCACGGGAAATAAAGTTGCGTTCTTTGACTCACTCGGTGGGTTGTTTATACCTGGCCTCGGGAATCTTTCCGTCCAGGACAAAATAAAGGTTCTTGAAAGCATATCCAGTTACAGCTCATCTCAGGCTATGTTTACGTCTATAGATAAGTTGAAAAATAAAGTGTCATTTGTGGATCAGTATGGCTCTTTGTTTCTACCGGGCATGAGCGGAGTGTCTTTACAGGATTCAATTAAAGGAATAAAGAAAAATGTAAACACTGATAGATCGCCATTCATAAAGAAATTAACTGACGCCCAGAGCAGAGCGCTGGAATTTACGGATGAAGACGGCAAGTATTACCTGAAAGGGTTCGGGGCCAAATCTCTGGAAGATCATTTTAAATCACTCAAAAATAGAGTTAACACGCTTTATAAGGCAAAAGCGATTTTTGATGCCTGGCTGGATTTTGGTATTGACTGGAACGGGAACGAATCCATCTCCCTGCAGCTGCAGACCGCAGTCAACTATGTGAGCAAGCTGCCATATGGTGGAGAAATCGTTTTGCGCCCTGGTGTGTATCGCCTGCATACCTATATCACCGCAAAACCTAACGTGACGATCCGCTGCGTTCCAGGAGCGGTATTCATGCCGATGCTGGCGAATGCCGCGTTTTATTATCGTTCGCCGCAGGAAATCTACCTCGAAAACTTTAACCTTATCGATGTCGAGATTGACGGGTCAGAACAGCACTCACCATCTTATGACGTGGGGGCAAAGGGAACATACCTGCAGTATTTCCGTCAGTGCATGTTCCTGCGCTGTAACGTTCACGACACCGGAGCTACCGGCATCGGCAACGATTATCCTGACCGATCTTTTGTGCTGGACTGCTATACCGATAACTGCGGGCGACTGGCACCAGATGGAAGCGGTGGAGCGTCCGGAATCGGTATTGGCCTTGGAGCCATCCAGGATGAGGCATTGATTGTCGCGCGGGCTATAACCAGGAATTGCAAAAACTTTGGGATGTTCTTCGAACAGCAGAGGCTTTCTGGTCCTGGCCAGCCTTACGTCGCGAGGCAAATTATCGTGTCTGATGTGGTCAGCACAGGTAATGGTCACGGATTCGGTGATTGCGGTGCGTCAGGCCTTCTGGTCATCAATGGCCAGTTCAATGACAACCTGAAAACCGGTATCAGTATTGATGCAGGAACGCTGGCTAACAACGGTATCGCTCCCCGCCCGGGTAAGAATGGCTCGATGGTGAACTGTCAGGTGGAGCGTAACGGGGTGACCGGGCTCCATTATGACTCGACCAAAATTCAGGCCGATGGCGGCTATTCATTCTCCGACATGCACATCAACGATAACGCCCAGGATGCGATTTTAATCGAGGCTGGCGCTAACACCCTGGCGGATGTTCGCTTCGACAA